TTAATACAATGGTATAAATATTATTTGGCTAAAATGGGCTTAGAAGAAATAAACCTCTAAGCTGATCTACTCTATTTTAAACGAATATGAATAAAACGGTAAGTTATGGAAATGATATATCTGAGTCTAGAATATATCGTTAATAGAATGCATCGTTAATAGAATACACGTTATGTCCCTTATACTAATAATCTCACTAATATCTCATTGTAATTAAAATTCTATATAAGCATTTTAATTATATGGAATATTTAGTAAAGTTTCCTTAATAGAAGTGCTGGAAAAAATAGGGTATTCTACAATGAGACTCCTACTATAGGAGGGTCTAAAAGCGTACATATTACTGGTAACATTCGCTAGGTATTTATATGAATATAGAACATTAAATAATTAGTAAAGTTTCTCTTGATTGAATAATCAAATACTAAAATATTACAATGAGCATATGAAAAAAAAGGATCACAGTATGATGCTGAAATAATTATAACAAAAGAATATTCAAAACGTTATCATACTAAAGAAGAATACAGTTATGTTATAAAACTAAGAGAAAGCGGTTGTTCTTATGGAAAAATTAAGAGACTCTTTAAAAGTAAATTCAACACTACTATCTCGATTTCAAGTATTTATGATTGGTGTAACGGAAACAGTAAACCATTAGGTATTTAATAAACTATATAAACTATACCGATATATGTCCGCTTTGAAACTGTCCTACTATAGGACTCTTATTATAGCTACCTTAATAAATTATTACTACCATAATATAGAGGGTAATAAGTGAAAGACAATAAACAAGAGTATTGGTGTCCATATTGTCAAAGATTTACTTATGAAGATCATTGTCCTGATTGTGGATTTACTACTGATATAGTGGTATCTGAAATGTTATAATAAATAGCTAAGTTTCTACTATAGAAGAGTCCTACTATAGGAGACTATCTCAATGCTCTTATAGGTCTCCTTATCTTACCAACTTTAACATAATAGGAACTAGAAGACTGTTGTTCACTAATATCTCTAAGAGATAACATTAGTGCTGTAACGTGATCATCTCCTGTTTTAGTAGACCATGTATATCTTTTAACATTATTAAGTAACGCTTGATAATCCTGTGGTATGAAAATAAGTTCATGTTCAAAGATGTACTTCATTCTAGCCTGTAATGTGCTTCTTTCATTACCCATAACAATAGCTTGTACATAATGACCTTTAGGGAATAGCATATTAATTGTTCTCTCTGATTCTCCTTTAGGATTAGAATCTACAAAGATGTAATCTGGTTTATATGTATCAGCATAATAAGCTATCCACTGGTGTACATTATCATACTGTTCTCCTTGCCACTCTAAACAATCTAATACCTTATATCTGTATCCAGTTTGTGATGTAGAGTCATCTATTAACTGAATTATTAGCAATATTGTCTTATCCGTCATGCCGTAATCTATCCCGAATATAATCTTACCTATCTTCTTAGTAGGATCATATTCAAACTTATTATATCCTATAGACTGCTTTCTTATTTGTTCTACTGGTACTACAGTATTGGTTAATGGATAAGGGTTACCTAACCAGAACACATTAAACTCTTCTTCCGTTAGATCTTTCTTCATACGTTCTATCTCTTCATAAGAGAACCTCGGACACTCAAGTGCACTCCACGAATACCTAGCCCATTGTGTATCTTTTCTATCTTTCTCTGGTGTTTCCCAGTAATCAGGATGTTTCTTCTTATTCTCCCACATCTCTACATATAGACTATCATACTCTGTAGGAGTGCCTATGTAAATCAGTTTATTATTAGGATTAGCTACTTCTCCTCCTACTATACGATTAGTATCTCTTAGAGTAAAATCATCTACTAATGCTGCCTCATCCACGATCACTGCATTTACATGTTGACTTTGAATAGATGTTAATGACTTAGGTAAAGCTTGTACTGTAGATCCAGTAGTAAACTTTGTATATTGTTTAAGAACTTTACCATCCACAAACTTAGATAATATAGGATGTGTCTGTAGTGCTTCTGATGAATACTCATAAAGTTTCTTAGATTGTAATAATGAACCAGAAAGTATCAGTACGTCATAAGGTTTCTTATTTATGTAAGCATATACTATAGTTAACCATAAAGCTATAGCAGATAACATCTTCGTTTTCCCTATTCCACTAGCCGATAACAGCATAACTCTTCTAAGGTTAATTACTTCTTTCATAAACTTAGACTGGTAAGAATATGGTTCTTGTCCATATAAATCTCTAAAGAAGCTAGATGGATCCTTATACCATATAAGCATTTGTAACTTTATCTCTGCTTCACTAGTCTCTTTCTCTACCATAATATTTCACTAAGTTTCCTTACTGTACTGCTCCCACTTGTCTCTAATCTTCTTAATGTACTCAACTGGTACATCAGCTTGTTCTAGTGTCCATAATAGCCTATCATACACATCAGTATCTTTCTCTTCCTCTACTGGTTTAATCTCATCCTTAAACCGTAGTGCAGTTTGTAGTACGTTATTAATTGTCATAGCAATACTTCTAGCTTCTTTCCTTATTACTGGATCAGCCATATCATCACCTAATTGAGTAAGCTGTGTATTTAGCATATTCAATGTATTAACTAGGTTTATAGAAGCATTGATATGTTCCTTTAATCTCTCTTTAACATATTTCTCTCTAAGTTTACTAGACTTAAGACGTTCATCTATGTAAGTCTCTACATGATCTCTAAAGTGTCTGGATAAAGAAGATAGAGTAAGTCCTTCTTCATACTTATTTCTAGCTATCTGTTGTATGTCTCTATAAGTCATCTTCTTATTCAATCTAATGTCCTCGTACTCAGAACGATGAGGTGATATACATATTTTACATTTCCTAGGCAAAATCATACCTCTTACATATTTATATAACTAAATAGAGATATAAATAGTTCTTTTAAGGAGCTATGTTCAAAGGATCATTATCTGTGGCTGTTTGGTATAGTGTATTTGCACCTAAAACAGTTAAATTAGATGTAGTATTATCTCTAAGAGTACATCCTATAATTACGTTATAATTAGCAGTTCCTGTTTCTCTTACACCATATTCATTACTTATTGCTGATACTCTCACAATAACATCTGAACAGTTATTGAGTTCAACACCTTCATTTGTATTATCATATACTACACCATGTATTTCAACACAGCTATAAGCTGCTAAATTCTGAATCATTATACCTCTACGTCCACTCCTTGTACTCATTATCTGAAACGTTCCACGTATATGTTGGGTTCCAGAATCAGGTCCTAGGATTATATTGTCATGTCCGTATGTAGTTCCATTATAATCAGAAGTTAGCATTAAATTAAATACACCATCAAATATCTCTATACCATCTTGATTAGGACAATTAAAGCAAGTTATCCTTCCTGTAACCTTACCTGATATACCACAACCTATAAGCTGTGTATTGTCAATTATAACATCTAAGTGAATATTATCAGGTAATGGGTATGAAGCATCATAATGCCCAATCCATAAACCATAAAAATCTGTTCCTGTAATTTGTGCCTTACAATGAACGTCACGAATATATCCATTTGTAGAATTTACAACATACATTCTAATACCATAATCAGTTGATAGACCCATTGATACAACATCCAAATCTATCCATTGACAGTCATCTTGTAAATACACATTATTAGTATCTCCATCTAACACTATAGCCTTTACTTTTACATAGAAAGCATCTCTGAGTAAAATACCATGAGTAGACTTTGAATCACAATCCAGTAAGTTAATTCTTAATTCTACATATGATACATTATCAATAAAGAATGCAGCACCTACGATAGTACTTGTAACTATAACCTTGTCAAATATTAAACGTGTGTATGATGGAACTGTGCATTCTGATGTTACAGGGAAATTACCTTTAATAATAACAGTTTCTATCCATGTCCTCCCAGATGTTAAATTGGATACAGCGTAACTTAAGACAGCATCTGATCCTGTAGAAGAATAATCTATCTCTCCTGTTGTTCCATTAACTGCTTCATAATAACTTCCATTCTTTCTAATAATATATACTGCTTCTTTCTCTGAAAAGGATGTTGGTGTAATTGATCCTATATTTAGTAGACTACCATCATTCATATCAATATATGTAGGTCTAAGGTATATACTATGATCTCCTATCTTTAGTCCTTTCCTAGTGTAGGACTCTATTTCATCTCTTATTATTCTTCTAAGTTTCTCTTCTTTCATTATATGCTATCTCTCTTTATTATAATCCAGTTATATCTTCAAATGATGGAGATTGTTGTACATTTAAAGTCTTTCCTGCAGCTTCACCAGTTATAATATTATAAAATGGAAATAATAGTTGTGTGTCTGGAAGATTAACTGTAGAACCAGCATATAAATTACCAGACCAAGAATACACAGAAACATGGTTATTACTTATTTCAAATATAGCAGTAAATTCATTTGTTGTGAGGCTGGTATCAACAGTAGATGTTAGAGTTCCATCTCCATGAATAATTTTCCAACTTGAATCATATTTTACTTGTATTCCGTTTATAGTATCAGAATTCACAAAACTAGTTACATTATCAGCTAATCCAACTCTTATAGTTTGAGAACCAGAATTAACTCTACTTACTTTTGTATGATATCTAAACATTACATTATCATTTCTAAGTACCTGTGAAGGTCTCATTTGTATTCCATCACCATCAGATGAAGTAGTGTATAATATAGCTCTTGGACTCTGATAAATTACATCACCACCACCAACACCAATTGTGGTTTCTGTCATTCCATTAGTAAAGAATGGATATAATAATTCTCTGAATGGTACTTTATTTGCATTGTAATAATTCATAAATGTTAAACTAATCATTCTTTTGGGTCTAATATATGTACAATAACATAAATGAGGGATACCTTGACTACCTAGATCTATAAAATCATAACTATTAGCATTATCAGCATTATCTATAACTCCATACATAGTAAACGCACCATATTTAGTTGTACCTGATGGGATATAAATTCCATTATCACAAGCAAATATACGTCCGTTAAAGGTAATCCCTTCTCCAAATGGTTCACCGCTACCATTATCTCCTTCTATTCTAATAGCGGTATTATTACTAAAAATACCACCTTTTATAGTAACATCATTATATCTTGAAAGGGATCCACCGTCACCACTAAATAGTATTCCATTATCACAGTTAGTTAATTTAGTCACATCTATCTCTGAGCCACCACCACCTGAAACATTAATGATCTTAATTCCATCCTTAGATTTATCAACTCCATTTATAGCACTAACATATATTCTAAGTCTAGAAGGGTCTGTGTCTTGATGATTTATAACTAAATAAGGATCTGCACCTTGCAGAGTTGCTACTCCATAATGTTCATAATTCATCCTACTTGTTATTGTACATGCAGATGTAAGTTGTATATCTCCTATAACAACAACTCTTCCAGCAGGATCAACAGTGTCTAATATATTTTGAATAATACTATGAGCAATAGTTCCACTATAATCAACCATTCCAGTTGCTCCATTAATAGCTTCATATGTACTTCCACTCTTACGTATAATATAAGATGCTCCTTTCTCTGTAAATGATGTGGGAGAAATAGCAGAAGTAGTCAAGTCAGAAGTAGAAATAGTAGAAGTAAATAATCCAGAAGTAGTTAATACACCACCTACATACATATTATCATCTGTTCTAAGTGTGTTAGCAACATCTCTATAAAGATTAGTATCTTCTAAAGATCCAAATGTTATAGTACCTGCTTTTTTAATCCTATTATTATCCATGTCAATGTAATCTGGTGTAATGTAAATAGTACGGTCTCCTATCTTTAGTCCTTTTCTAGTATAAGACTCTATCTCCTCTCTTATCATTTCTCTGAGTTTCTTATCATTAACCATATTATCACCCTATTGTTATACTAGAATAATATATAGGAAATACATCATAGATCTCAAATGTTTTACTACTTATTGATAATGGACTATACGTACCAGATGTTATTATCAAGTAATCAGATACATACATTATAACATCCATTGATCCTATTATAAGAGGATAAACAGTAGTAATGGTATCCTCATTTGCTATTATGTATTTATCTATGTTATCTACGATGTCTAGTGCATCTATCAGAGGTTTCCTAGTGATGACAGGGTTAAGGATTGGCATTATTCTTCTATTACCTCTACATTTGTTTTCTTATCTTTAAACAATTTCTTAAGTTTCTCTATTTTATCATCATCATATTTTAAGTTCTTTAATTTATCTTTAGAAGATTCATCATCAATCCTAATAACAATACATTTTCTTGAGAATCCGAACCCTTTAATTTTCTCACCTAGTATTTCTTCTATATCTTCATTTGTAATCTTATTTTCTCTAATTATTATTTTCATTTATACTCACTTATCATATATGATTTAATTCGTAAAGCTGAATTTGGATTTTCAACAGTATGATGGTAATCAGCTACAAACAAAGGCATATCTTGAGTTGGTAATGCTGTTGTTATACTCCCTTTATATTCATCATCTAAAAAGCATATTATTTTATCATTTGGATAATAAACAAGAGTTGTTTTATACCATGTATCTGAAACGATTGCATCATCTAACTCTAACCAACTTATAGATGAAGCGCTATTGTAACTTTTAGCAAGTAATGTACCTCCATCGCCCATATTCCAACCAAATCCATAATAATTCCATACAGGTCCCATATCCCATATACATCCACTAACATTAGTATCTACTTTCCATATAGATGATAATATTATAGTAGCTTCATGAGATAATGAAAGTTCAGGGTCATCTTCTGTAGGACCAGAGTAAATTGCTGTCCAGTTTCCATTTCCTACAGGTGCCCATATGTAAATCGCACCATGTGAAAATGTATACAATGGATATGGATCTCCATCTATAAACATAAAATCTTCTTCTATTCCTGATATAACACGTCCATTGCTTAGACTCCATACAAATGAACCAATTACTGGATCTTGATCCCACCAATCCCCTTTTCTGCCTAGTCCAGGAGATATACCTCTTCCGAGAAATAGTTTTTTAACTAACTCTAAATCATGATCATGAACTTCTAACATTCTCTGGAAAGTGGATAACATTACTTCTGGTGTAGGGATATACTTCTCAGCTAGATCCACTTCTGTAGATAATTCTAAGTTATTTAGGTTCTGCCTTATTCTTCTCACCCCTAAAGTATTATTAATATCCAGAGCATTAAATACATATTCAGTGCCTAATATTAACCCAAAGTTATCACTTACTTCTAAGTTTCTTACATTCTCAAGGGGGTTCTTATAATCTGCTACTATTAATGAACATGCTATTGTACATTCCTCATCAGATATAAGATTAGGTCTAATATAAGTAAGACCTTCTTTAACGCCATATGTACTTTGAGACGCATAATCATTCCATATCCCATAATATCTTGTATCTACACTCATTCTATCTAACATTATCATTGACATAAATCCAGTAGGTGCTTCACCAACTTTAGCTCTAGGATAATCAACTTCTATCCTTATCTTATTAATAGCACTAACATCTGGATTACCAGATTCAGTCCATTCAGAATATGAACCTATATCTATAGGAATAGAAGTCATTGCCCAGTTGAAACCCCATTTAGTAACATTAAAAGGTGAAAATAGTCCTGTTATATCAAACCTATCTTCTCTTCCTCCACCAACTATTGCATTATAAACAATATAATCATTATCACTTGAAAACAGATAAACATTAAGACTTATACTTCTAGAGAGTGGTGGTGTTTCTTTCCTAGCAGCATAGAAATAATCAAATGAGATATAACCGCCACCCCTTAATTCCATAGGACTTATGGTTCTTTCTAACCATATTGGTTGTCCAGATGAATTCTTAACTCCACAGACTATAACAGTCCCAGGTGGATCTTTATAAACATCATTATATAAAACTAGAGTACCTCCTGAACAAGGAGACCAATTAGTAAGAGATTGAGTCCACTCTGCATCTCCACCATATCCTTTACCCCATGCTCCTTTAATCTCTTGTTTATTTATTAGTCTCTCTATCGATTTCTCATATTCAAATGTAAACATATCATTAGCTAGATTCACTTCAATTGTATCAATTCCTCTCTGGAAGGCATGTAAGTCACTCCCTCTATCAATATAAAAGTCCCAATCTAGTTTACTTCCTTCGTCTACACTTATAACTTGACTTCTTAATAAGTCATCTAATGGTGAATCATTCTTATCCGTTTTTACAGTGATAACCTCTGATGTTTCTTGAATATTATGAGCTGTAATTAATCCATCATTGATAACTTCATCTACTATATCTAATATAATACTACCAGCATTACCAGTTTTATTGTATCTAAGTTTCCTATCAGTTAGATATTTACCATATCCACTGGCATCTAATTCTATCCATCTATGTTCTTTACCTCTAGATATCTTCCTTATTGTATCTATCTTACCAGTGAATATCTTCTTAAAGTTAGTATATCCCTCCATTGGTAAATATAATACTAACCCAGTATCATCAGTATAGGTATTTTCATATAAATCCTTAATCTCAGTATCATTTAAAGCACGATTATAAATACGAACTTCATCAAGTACTCCATCAAAAGGATAACCACTATGACTAAGCGTTAAATTATCTGTATTGGTACCTATAGTTCCAGCTGGAGAAGGTGTAGTGCTAAGACCACTACTTCCATCTACATAAAACTTAACATTAGTACCATTATAAGTTACAGCAACAAATGCCCAATTATCTAATGGTACAGGTGAAATAGTAGAGCAAGTAAACATCTGAGCTACACCACCTAAACTAGCACCAAAGAATGGATCATCATTTATTATCCCAAGAGCATACGCTGTTTGTCTTGTCTTATCAACTATCCTTTGAGCACCATCACTTCTATAGGAATTCAATTTTACCCATGCAGCAATTGTTATCGCATTAGTAATATTGAGACTTATATCATTACCACAATTAACATAATCTGGTGAAATAGTAGAAAATGATAATCCTTTACCATATCTACCAGTAACCCATGTACCACCATATTTATATCCAGTATTACCATAGCCACTATTGTCATGTACAAATGAATCTAAGTTATTATCTCTATTCTCTTTAGACATCCATATCTTAATATGATCATTAGTATCTGGAACTTCATATCCATGTTGTGTCAAAATATAATCTGCATTAGTTAATGCAGGATCAGTACTTACAATCCACCCTGTCATTGGTACACTATGTACTTTACCATTACTAAATAAATTTATATTTTTGAGACTAATGCTAGATGGATTACCATCAGAGCTTTTAAGAGCAAAATAAATTACAGATATTAACCCACTATGACCACTTAAACTAAATTTAACATTGTTCAAATATTCTACTGTTCCAAACGCACCTGGTATAACATCCCAGCTATCTGTAGTAGTGAAGAATCTAAGTAAGACTAAAGCATTTGTACTGCCAGTAATAGAGGTATCAATATAATCATAATTAGTCACATCTAAACTATTAGATTGTAAGGTATAAATAGTAACTCTACTATCTGTGTCAGTAGCATCTAAAAACAAGTCTAAATCTAAGGCAGGATATGATACATTCAACTCTGCTGTGTCAAACCCCTCTGTAAGGACATTCTCAGTTGTTATATTAGATGGAGTTAAAGTAACTGGTGCTGTATTTGATAAAATAATATAATCTATTAAAGCAGTTCCAGTAGATGTTAAAATGAAGCTACCAGCTGTTTGTCCACCAGACAAAGCAAAATACATGGTTTCAAATGTACTATTAGACTTTGCAGATGATAGATCATTACCAGCACCTGTTTTCACTCCAAACTGCCAGTTACCACTGATAGCTTTACCTCTTGCTATACAATAACCATAATCATCTGTACTAAATGTACCGAATGTTAATGGTTTATAAGTTGTTGTTGTAACTGTTCCTATATCACCATCTGATGTAATACTATCCCATCCGAATGGTGCTAAGCTAGAATTATATGGTCTTAATCCATCTTCCTGAACGGCTACATACTTAAAATCCTCTATTAGTACACTAACAGACTCAGCAGGATTGCTCATATCTTAACACTCCTATAGTAGGACTTTTATGCAATGGAAAACTTAGAGAATTATTATTCATTCTAGTATCTTCCTCTCTTAGTGTATGTTTTCCTCATAGTGATTCTAGCTATCTCATTAGCTATCTTAGGTATATCAGCTTCTTCTCTTACAGTAAATTTATTACCAGATATAATAACTTGAGTAATTCCTTTATTATCGCTAGTACTAAATGGTGATACATCACTATCCTTAGTTTCTACATATATCGTACCTTTCTTAGTAGCTTCATCTACGAATGCACTTATTACGTTCTTCATCTCAGTCATAACTTCTAGCAATCTTTCATTTACTGGTTCTATACCAGTCAATACATCTAGTTGTTCTGTATTACTACGTATAGGTCTTAGTAAGTCTAGCGATTTAGATGAGGATGATATATCTCTAAGTTCTCTAAGTTCTCTCTTAGACTCAAATCTGCCTACTCCTGTAGTAGTAATATTAGCAGCCATATCATTAACATTAGGTATTTCAGCTGGTACTAATTCTTGTTTTATTAGTTGTATTTTATCTGGTATGTCTGGGATAGTAGCCTCTATTAAGTACTGAGTAATAAACTGTTTAATATCACTAATAACTGGTATATCAACTGGTTCTAATACTTGTGTTATAGTCTGTATCAATTCAGGTAAACTACTTACCATCTCATTGGTTTCTACTTTCTGGTATACATCTTGTGTTAACGATGGTGGATTAATATAATCAGCTACAATTGATCTCTGTATCACATCTTGATATAATGGTTCTATAGGTTCAGTTTCAAATGGTAATAATCTCTGGTTAATGTTTTGTATCTGGTCTTTTACAATTGGAATCTCTGTCATTATTAATTGTTGTACTATCTTCTGTTCTTGATCAGTAATCTCTGGAATACTAGCAGCTTGTAATTGCTGTATTATCATTTGTATCTGAGTATCTAACTTAGGTATTTCAACTTGCTGTAATCTTTGTATTATTTCTTGTTCTTGAGGATCTATAGATGGTATATCTACCTGTGATAGTCTCTGGAATATAGTTTGATATTGATCCTTTATTTTAGGTATTTCTGTTAATATTAGTTGTTGTCTAGTATTATACACTTGATCTTCTACGCTAGGTATTTTAGCTTTAACTAGATTCTGATTAATTATCTGTGTTTGTGCTTCAACATAAGGTATTCTTACTGCTTCTAGGTGTTGAATAATAGCTTGGTGTTGTGGGTCTACCTTGGGGATATCTACTCTTATTAGTGATTGTCTTATAATTTGATTTATATCTTCTACCTTAGGCATTTCAACTTCTATTAAATTCTGTTTAATGGTTTGAGTTATATCACCTATCGAAGGTATTGTGACTGGTAATAACTCTTGTCTTACTATCTGAGTGATATCTCCTATAGTAGGAATATCTACTTTCATTAATTCCTGTGTTATAACCTGTACTTTATCATCCACGTCTGGTATATTTACTGTAATTAATTCCTGTCTTATTATCTGATTGATCTCATCCATAGTAACTGGTTCTATTTCTATTAGTCTCTGATTTATATTTTGTATAATAGGTTCTATTTCTGGAATAGTTACTGTTTGCAGTTCTTGTCTAATAAGCTGGACTATATCATTTATAGGTGGAATATAGACACTTTCTAACTTTTGTTGTATCAATTGAGTAATATTCTCTACTTCTGGAATATTTACTTTCTTTAGTTCTTGAGTTATTATTTGAACGATATCTTCTGGTCTAGTTATTTCAGCCTTTTCTAATACCTGAATAATTTTCTGAGTAATTGATTCAATATCTGGTATTCTTACTTCTTCTAGTCTTTGTCTAATTACCTGAATCTGGTCTTCAGTTACAGGAATATCAGCCTTTATTATTTCCTGTTTTATTAATTGTGTTGCTTCTTCTGGTGTATCATAATCAGCTTTTATTAGTACTTGTCTAATTATCTGAGTAATATTATCTAATTCTGGAATTGTAGCACTTATTAAATTCTGTCTAATTATCTGCTCTTGTTCCTCTATTCTAGGAATATTAACTCTGCTTAATACCTGTGTTATTACCTGCTTTTGTGGTTTAATGTCTGGAATATTATTAACTCCTTTAGAGAATTGTGACAATGCAGTAAATGTGCTTACTATCTGTCTTTCTGTTTCTTGTAGTGATGATACAAGTGAATGACCAGTTAGTTGATCCTCTAGAGCAGCTACTGATTCCTTCATTTCTTTTATTCTTTTTTCTGCTTCTGACGCTGCATATGCCTGTGCTAGTGCTGCAAATGCTAGATTAAGACCAAATGTAACGGCTGCTATTGCTGTTGCTAGTTGCCAATATGCTATTGATAAGCTTCCTACTATAGGAAGATGTAATGTCATAGCGCCACTAGCAGCACCCATACTACCAACAGTTTGAATATCAGCAGCGTTGCTAGCAGTTTTAGCTCCAAAGGTCTGCCATATAGCACTAGTCAATAATATAGATGAACTAATGAATGATGGTACCATACCAAATATCCATTGATAGAATGAGAATATACTCTGTTCTATAGATCCTCTTAGTCTATCTTCTGCCATTTTAATATTCAATGTAGCATCCTCTAGATCTATTCCTGCTCTTATAGCCTCTTCTGATGTTCTACCATATACTTCTACAATTTCGTTGTATTCTCTTTGAGTATCTATTAATGATATATATGCTCTTCTTAATGATAATGCAGATGATTCTACAGTAAGAGTATTCCTAGCTAATCTAGCCAATGACATCATAGAGAATAGAGAACTAAGACCTAACCATAGGATAGATCTACCTACTGTTTCTATAGCAACACCTAACTTACCCATAGATAGTCTAGCTGTATTATATTCTATGCTAAGTTGTCTATTAGATTCTCTTACCCTATCTGCTGTTTCCGTTTGTTGTTTTAGTGTTTGTTCATATTGCCTAGCTTCTTCGTCTGTTTTCTTTAATACATCCATAACTACCTGTTTAGCTTTAGCATCTAGATCAGAATATATAGCTGCTTGTGCTTCTACTTCTTGTAATCTCTTCTTAGATGCTGTATAACTATCTACTGATTGTTCAGATGATAAGAACCCTTTAACTGTATCTTCTAGAGTTCTATTATTCTCTTTAGCTATCTGCTCATAAGCACTTAGTCTCATTACTACATCTCTCATAATAGGAGTCATCTGACCAAATGATCTACCTAGTACTTGCTGCATATCACTTAATCTACTAGCCATTGTAGTATTGAGTAGTTGCTTTCTAGCTAAATCATCAAATGATATGCCTGTAGCATCTGCTACTTCAGATACTTCTTTATAGCTACCCATAATCTTTTTAATACTAGGATCTAACTTCCCAAATTGCTGTTCTAGTACTTCTATATCTCCAGCTAGTGCTTTAGATATATCTGTCTTTGTAAGATCTCTGGATTCTAGATCTTTCATAGCTGCTATTATATTATCAAATTTATCTTTATTCTCTTCTAATACTTCATTATGACTTCTATACATTTGTCCCATTCTAATTAATATCTGTTCATTTGATAATGCAGTTGAAGTTACATTCTGTAAAGCTTTATTTATTGCTTCTTGTGATTCTTTAAGTTTATCTCCTTCTTTGATAGCTTCAGATGTATCAATTCTTATCTCTTTACCACCTATAGTAAGACCTTCTGTTTTCTTAATTGTAGATTCTACTTCTCCAGTAACTTCACGGAGCTTTGTAGTAAAGTTCTCTAGTCCTTTAGTAGCAGTCTCAGATGTACGTAATCCTATTTTCTCTAGTAGTGTTGATATATCATTAAGTTTCTTTACTGCATCATTATAAGGAGCATCCTCTACCTCTATACGCACAGCTATAGGAATATCACGTACCGACATTTCTTAACCTCCTACTATAGGACTTTATCATATTATCTCCTTCTTCTCTTAAACACTTTACTAGCTGTACGATGTAAACCAGCTTCAGATGATACACTACGTTGATCTAACTGGAACATTCTAGACAACCATAGTCTACGTACATCAGTAAGATCATAGTATATCTTACTAGCTCTCTCAAAGTCAAAGTTATTAGCTTTTAGGATATAGTAGAACTCTCTGGATTGCTTGCCTTCATTCGTTCTAAAAAAGAATCTATCTCTTTCTTACGTTTATCTTGTAATTCTGTATATCTACTGGTATAGTCTATGATAACAGCATTAAGTATATTCATTAACTTAATACTATTAGCTTTATAGTAATCATCTACCGTTATCTCTGGTTCTGTTATTATCTTCATAGCCATAAAGTCCAGTACTAGAGCATTCTTCTCTGCTTCTGATAATTCCTTCCATCTAGGATCTTTCTTAGCTTCTTCTCTAGAGTCTATTCTGTCTTTAGTAGTAGGATCTCTTACCTTAATAGTACCAATACCAGGAATCTCTAGTTCCCTAGGGCTATTATCCAATATCTCTTCTAGACTAAGTATCTTATTAGTCATGTAAATCACCTAAGTTTCTTATCTTAGTATGGTAACACTGCAAACGAGCTAGATGTAACTTCTATTATCTGTATAGCGTCTGATCCTGCAGATGGTCTAGCAGTAAATGCAAACTCTGGTTCTATAGGTTCTAATCCAGCCATTTCATCTGGTACCTCACCAAATGATATGTTCTTTAATGTAGTTGTTATTGTACTACCAGCTTTCTTAAGATATACCTTAAGAGTATTATCATATCTGTTCAATGCTATGCTCTCCATAACCTTAAGATCTCCACCTAGAGTAATTCTACCTGTTACTTCCATAGCTCCTTCCCTTAGTTCTACAGCCTTATATGAACCAGCACCAGCAGAGTACCTAGCTTCTAAGTTGTTATTAACTGACAATACGAATCTCTGTACATTATCTAAGTTTAGTGTAGTAGGTCCTGGGTATATGATGTCTATAGATGAGTGATGAAATGCAAATGCCTCTACATTCATATTTAGAGTACCTTTAGCTATTGCAGTAGGAATAGTTACTCCTTTACCAGCAAAGTTAACATCTAATCTGATATCTCCAGCTTCTTCTATAGTAAGCTCTGCTGTATCTACTTTCATTCCTGGATAACCAAGACTTACAGTAGAACTACTCTCATCTGGGTATATTCCCCTATAGATGCTCATTGATGGTAGTGTTGATCCTGGAGCATATGTACTAGCTACGCCTGCATCTCCAGTGCGTGATCCTAGGATATATTCAAATATCTTAGCAGATACTAGCTCTTGATTCCATCTACCTACAACTCCTTCCTCTAGCCATACTCTCTTTCTATAGTCTCTAGCTCCTCCTATAAGATCCTCTTCTGCTTTATTCTCTGTAGTAGTAGCACTCCATTCTAACATATAGTTAGGGAATGTATCTGGTGAACTCCATGTACCCCAAGTTCCTTCTTGCTTAAATCTTATCCAGCGATCTGTGTAGTATGATATGTTAGTCAACCTCCATTATAATCTTATTTGACATATTTTCTTATTTCTCCTTTTTTTTATCTATCACTTAATAGATTTTTACTAGAACTTTACCTTAGCCACTTAGCTAAGTGTTCTGTATTAAGGTAATGATATAAGTATATTAAAACATTATGTTAATAACTAAAGTCCTACTATAGGAGTCTGTTTATTATTAGAAACCTAAATATAGTAATAACCAATTAATCTACTTTGAGAATTATAAAGGGATTGATTTATGACTGATAATTTAGCACTATCACCAGATGATGTAGAACCTATAACTAAGAAAGTATTCCCTAGTAAGAAACCTAAGAAAGAAGATAAAGGAAACTTTATTAAAATAATAGAGAAGAAACCACTTAAGAAATTATCACTTAACGAACTAGAGATATTACATAGCTATTATCATAGTAATATGGAATTCTTAAACTCCTACTGTAGGAGACATTTTATAGTAGCTAATGAGATGATAGACAGAGGATTAAAACACGTTAACAGAAGTATATGTGATAAAGCTGTTACGCTATACAGAAACTTAGATATTAATTTTAATGAACTAGAAGATAGTGATTTAATAGATTATACCAGAATAGTCCTATCATGGTATACTCCTATAGTAGGACACAGTAAGAGTATAAAGCATCTTAAGAAATTAACACCAGAGATACTAGAATCCCTTAGAAGTAAAACAGATAAAGAGATAAAACATAGAGGAATAGAATTAAAGCGTTACTGTAAGAAGAAAGAACATAAGATGTCTCTAGAGGAATTCTATGATATAGCTCCTCAGCATATAATAATTAATAGTCCTCCTTATGTTTACTATAATGATGATAATACGAGTCTTATAATAGACAGTAATGATTCTAATATAATAAAATCTATAAAGACATCACAACCTAATGAATGGTCTAGTAATATAGACACAGAGAGCGAGTGTACTAATTCTGTTTATACTCTATACAAGTATGGTCTATTTAAAGTACCTAAATCAGAATTCCTTAAAGATACTATATCATTAAGCATATTTGATCAATTTGTACCTCCAGAGGCTATATATTACAATAAGAATGAATTATCTAAGTTTTCTAGTTTCTATTATGACTGGGTAGTTAAGCACTTATCTGATGGTATTATTATACATAAGAATTACAATGGTATAAGAGCTATTATACATAAGAAAGATGATAATGTAAAGATAGAATCTAGTGTTATATTTAGTAACCTAAACGATATAATAAAAGAACTTAAGACTATAGATCATAACTTCATATTAGATACTACAATAATTCAATATGACTGTAAGAATAAAGATGTTAAGTCTGCTTGTCTTAAAGAGATGGGATGTGATGAGAGTCCTATAGTAGGAGAGTCTAGTAACGGACATATAGTATTCCATATTAATGATATTTTATTCCTAGACGATAAATCATTGAATAAGGAGTCCTATAGTAGGAGACTAGAGAAACTTAGAGAAATAATAAGTGATAATTTACAGTATTTCTCTATAGCAGTACAGAGTCCTATAGTAGGAAATTATAATGACGTAATAGAGTGGACTAAGAAACTTAATTCTAGTAAAGGTGTATTATTCAAAGTTTCCACATCTACATATCCTATAAAGTATAAGAAGAATAAGACATCAGACTGGATAATAAGTAAATTATCAGATGATATAGAACTTACATTATCACCGTGTGAGTTTAAGACTGATAGTAACATTTGTCCTATAGTAGGAGTACTCATTACTTCACCAGTAGATAGAGATTCCTTATCTAAGGTAAAATGTAACTTAACTAACACTAGAGAATGCTACTACAAAATACTCTCCTATAGTAGGAGTCATTAATACCATAGATTAATTAATCAAGGTATCATTAATGTATGATGATAAGGAGGTTAATGTTTTAAACATTAAAGAGTGGATCAAGAAAGTAGAGAAAGAGATAATTGATATCTCTAGTAATAAACCTAATGATAGATTAGATTATAACGATTCTATTTATAAATGTAATATAGCAATAGGAGCTAGCCTTAATGGATGGTCAGAATGGCTAGAGAATCCTAGTATAATGAATAAATTTACACAAGATGAACTTAGTGAAATACATGAAGAGTTCAAGAAGATAGCCTTGTTATTCCTTTCCTATGACATTAAATGGACTAAGAAACTTAGTAAGAAATTTAAAATAAAAGATACAGAAGATTTAACTAGTTTACTAGATCAATATAACTCTGATGACAAGGATTGTGATAATGCTTATATAAGATAGATAATTTAAATATGACTATAAGGTAATATAATTAATGGAGGTTAAGTGTAAATATGCCTATTACAGAATCAGACTTATTGTATAAATATACTGGTACTGCTGGCACTACAAATCCAGAAACAGCATTAGGAGGTTCACTAGGACCAAATACTATTCCATCTGGAGTAGATAATAATGTATTTGATGATGTTACTGGCAGTGAGTCATCTCTAGGAGAACAACATTACAGAGCTATAGGTATCCATAATACGTTAGATACGCATACATGGATGAATACTTCTATTAGAGTAGACGGCTATGATAGAGCTGGATCCAACTATGATGTTATTTACTTTGGTGTAGAAAAACCTGTAACAGGTGCTGGTGATCCAGATGGCACTATACAAATTATAGGCTCAGAGACTACAGCACCAGCAGCTATAGGATGGACAGCAGAAGGAGCACCATCAGCATATATAGCTATATCAGGTACTGATTATACAGGCTCTATAGGTGCGGATGATTGGGCTGGTATATGGCTTCAGAGATCAATTCCAGCTGGAGCAGATGCATATTCTAATAGATCTTGTACTATAAGAGTACAAGGTGAAACATCAGCTAGTCCACTTGTTCATCAAGTAAGTGCTGTGTTTAAAGTAGACTGGACAGATACTATATTCAATGTGACTAAGGTAGCTGAAGAGATCAAAGCTAGAACAGAGTAATAACATACTCTTCTCTATTTTCTTTCTGTTGTGAGTGTGGTTATAATAAATAAAGAACTTAAGGAATTTCTAGAGATTGAAGGAATACGTAAGAATCTTTCTTTAAAGGGACTAATTAAACTAGTTCTTAAGTATCAACTATATTTTTTAATTCTAGGGGTTTATTACCTAGCTATTTTAATAGGTAGAGCTAAACAAGGTGTAATAACCTTATCATACGGTATATTAAAACCATGTAAACGTTGTGTATGGGGTAAGAAAAAAGAGAGTATAGCTATAGTTAGTTTATATGGATATTCTAGAGATGATAAGGTAATTCATGTAATGAATTATAAAGGAAAGAACTGGGCTAATAGGGGTAGTTGTAAAGGATATTCTAGTTGTTATCAATGTTTAAATGAAATTAACCTACAGAGTAATACATTACCCTGTAGATGGAAGGAATGCTAGACAAAGGGGGTGTAAGCATGACAATAATGGCTACTTTTAAAGCAGATGGAGATAGTGTTGTATCTACCACAACGTGGACTTCTGTAGGTAGTAAAGACTTTACATTAAATTATGACAATTCATTTGTAATATTTATTAGTGCTGAATATTCAACTAGTAACAAGAATAATATAGCTGGTATAAGAGTTTTATTAGATGGTGTAGAGAAATCATTTAGTCATAGATCTCCTGCAGTAGCAGATCAGTTTATGACTTATACTACAATATTAATTGAAGACATGGTAAGCGGATTACATAACTTAACTCTAGAGGCTAGAACAGCTAATGCTAGCTATCCTGTTACAGTTAGAAGAAAACGTATGGTAGTCATGCAACACTGAGGGAGTTAAGTGAGAGTAGTACATACACCATTAAAAATACTTAAAATAGCATTTGACTACATTAAGTTATCACAAGATGATATCTTAGTGGATTTAGGTTCTGGTGATGGTCGTGTATGTTTTTATGCCTCTAAGAAATATAGATGTAAAGCAATAGGATATGAAATTGATAAAGAACTTTACAATAAAGGAGTTGCTACCAATAAATGGGCTAGACGTAATGTTGAGTTTTATAATAAAGATCTAAGAAAGGCAGATCTTTCAAAGGCTACTGTTATTTACTGCTATCCATATAACAGTGGACCTTATCCTAATATGCTTAAACAGGTAACTGAAACAATTAAAGAAATAAATACAAGAATGATATTTCTGGATTTAGTTCCCTGTAATGTTAAAGTTTCTTCTGTTCTTAAAATTGATAAGTCAATACTCTATTTCCATGAGAGTGATGGCTAATGGCAATAACTTGGACTCAAATTCAAGAATCTTGGACTGTTGCTCTCCCTTATGGATGGCAACCTAAAGACCTCTACACAACTTTCGGTATTCCTAAAGGTGCTGTCGTATTATTTGCTTGTTTAAACAGCAATACAGATTTGAAGCGTGTTATGGGTGTTAGAGCTTATGGTAGTAGCTTAGAACGTAAAATAACTATCCATGAAGCTGAAGGTGACGGACACACTTCCGCAGAAATGTTTGTTAAGACTAACGAAGACGGATTTATTGAATATTACAGTGACGATCTTAATACAAGTGGCTATTATGTAATATTAGGTTATTTTGAAGGCGTAGATTTCACGGAGTTAATAACAATTCGTGCGCCTACATGGTCGGACCCAGATGGATGGTATGACAGCCAAATCAGCGGTCTATCTAATCGTGCAGTACAAATTGCTTGTGCCAACTGGGAGTCGGGTACCAATCTTATTTATGGAGTGAGGGCAAAAGGAAGTTCTTTAAATAGAAGTTTTCTTCTTGATGAAGCAGAACCTTCAGATAATAATGTTTATTCGATATGTGTAAAAGTTGACTCAGATGGATATTTCCAACTTTATCATACTTATCCATACAATGAACATTATTTTATTTTAGGCTACTTCGGAAGCAACATGGACTATGTTGAAAAATGGGTTGTTGATTCTGACTTACAAAGCAACAAAAATGATGGTACATGGATAACTTGGGATATAAGCGGAGAACTTGACGAAACTCCGAGAATATGCAACTTCGTTCTCGCTCATCAAGACAGTGGTTCAGAAATAAGTTGTGGATGCAGAAAAAACGGTAGCAGTCTGGTACGTGGTTTTGTAGAACACGAAGCTGAAGGTGGTGGAGCAAACGGTTTTGAATGCCCCACTGAAACTGACTCTTCAGGCGTAGTAGAAGTTTACTGTGATGATAATAGTGAATCGTTATTTTATCTTGCAGGATACTTCATGGATATAGGAGTAGGAGTAGAATCAGTATATCATATATTATCAGTAAACTTTACTATCATTATGTTTATATCGTTATTCATAAGTTTCATACATAAAGTTAGATTAAATATCTCTAATATCCTATCTTCTATATACGATAAGTTCAAGAATGCATTTAGACAATTACCTATAATATATTCTATTAAAAATAACATATCTAAGGTAAGTAATTTTCTTTATGAAGTTCTTTCTTTTATCTTAACTTCTGTATCTAATGTGACTGTTATAAGCCACAATATAAGAAATAGTATTGATAAAGATAGTGTGTTTCTACATGATATAAAAAATAGTATAGCTGTACAATTATTATCTATTTATAATCTTATTATAAAAATAGCTTCACTAAATACGATTAAGCATACTACTAAAGAATTTGTTAGTAACCTTACTGCACTAAACCATAGTATAAGAAACATAGTTGATAAAACAAAGGATATCATTTATAGTACTAGAAGTAAAGTATTGTCGTTATTCACACTAGTCTATCTAACAATGATCAACGCAGTCAAGTCTCTAAATATTATACATAAATTATTTGAATATATATACATTAATCTGAGTAAACTTTATAGCCTTAGAATGGATGTTAGAAGGCTATTAGACATAAGATATAGATTATATGAATTAGTAAGTAATGTCATAGTATCTATTAGTAGAGTATTAAATAATGTTTACAGTTATATATCAAGTAAGTACGATTTAAGAATATTTGTTCTATATACTATGTCATTAATTCATAACCTTAAATCCTATATTAGTAGCACTCTATCCTTTCTTCATTCTTTAGGTGGTGTAATTTATAAGTCAATAATAAATATCTTTAATCTAAATAAGAACATAGCTTCATTGTCAATAGTAAAATACTCACTTTTTAAAACCATACAAAAATTAACTATGTTATTACACTCAATAAAGGTATCCTTACAAAAATCAATATCATTTATCTATGATATAATAACACTAGCAGGAATAAATAAGCTACTTTCTTTACAATACAATAATTTTAAGAATATATTAAATATACTGGTGATAAGCCATAGTATAAGAAGTTATATTAATAGAGTAATAGAACTTTTATACTCTATAAAAAATACTATATTGAATTCTCTAAGTTTCCTTTATAATATCATTTCTCTAGTAGCAATTATACGATCTATTGCAATACGTTATAACTTATTAGTAAACACACTTAAACAAATTGATGTAATTTATTCTATAAAAATAACAATAACCAGAGTGATGTATTCTCTATATAAACTACTAAATATAAACAGTAAGCCTATCAGTGTTGTTTTTAACTTGCTTAATACAATTATCAAGGAGCATACATCATATTACTCACTGAGATCTTATATAATTAAGATATCATCATTAATTTATTCAGGCACCAAGTATATATCCAATACAATTAAAGCTTTCTATAATACCTTTAATACAGTAGAGAAGGTTACATCATTTATATATTCTATCATAAGTAAAGTGTGGAATACATTAACGATAATTTATACTGTTGTATCAACAGCTTTTATCACAGCATTATTAACTATGAAATATAATATTACAACCTATGTAAGTTCATTGATAGTATTTCTGCATAGCGTTCTTAATAACGTCTATAAGTCAATAACTTGTAGATACAACAGCTTTGTTAATAAAGTAAAATCACTAAGTTTACTATATAGTAATATAATACAATCTTTAAAGTCATTTGTAACAAATCATAGCTTGTTTACATTACAAGATAAAGTTATACCGATAAGATGGAAACTTAAGGAAATATCTGCTAAGTTATCAAGTTTCTTATTCTCTAACTTAGTTGTCTCTTTAAAGACAATAAACATACGTCATAGTTTAATGAATATTGTCAATAGTATACATTCATTACCATGGAATATAAAGTCCTATACTACGAAATTATTATCGCTGGTATATAATATAGTATCTCCAGCGTTATCAAAAACTCTCATTGTAGGATATTATATCAGAAATATTGTATACGGTTATTTAACATTAATTAATAATATATTTAACAATATACAGAATAGCTTATCCTATAGATATAACAACTTTATCGATTTACTAGGATCATTAGGTATTAGCTTTAATTTAAGGAAATATGTTAATAAACCATTAGAAATGATATGGACTATTAAGACATTAATTACCAAAGGTGCTAGTTTATTATGGAATCTTAACAAGTACATTATCAAACAATTATATGTAATTTATAATATACTCAATAAGATTTCTAAGTTATTAAAAATGATATACAAAACACTCTCTATAACAACAACTTCTATTAAAATAAAATATAATACAAAGTTAACAATAGATAGAGTTCTAAACTTAAGATTCAATCTTAGAGCATTTGTATATAAATTATTATCATCTATCTACAGTATAACAGGTGCTGTTAATTTCTATATTCAAAGTGTTACAGCCACACCTAGTAAGATTCATAGAACTGAAGTAGAGTCTACTACTCTAAGATGTGATTTCTATGACATTGATGATCTAGGCTCTATTCTATATGAATGTCAATTCTGGGTTAGAGATGAAAATAATACTATATATGGTCCATTTGAAGGTGTTATAACTAAGGAGAGCAGTAAGAATTATTATGCTACATATGACTTAGACCCAGATTTAACTTATACATTAGGATACTACGATATAAAAGCAGAGGTTAATAAATATGGTTAAGTTCGACTTTGATCCACTACATACTATAATAATATACGATGAACACTTATGTAGAGCAGTGTATTTCAGACAAAAAGGTATATGGTATAAGGTAGAAGGTACATGTGATAAGTGTGCTATGTGTTGTATTAAACCTACAGAAGATGGATATGAGAAGTGTAAATATTTAGACAGTAATAATAACTGTACTGTGCAAGAAGCTAAGGAATGTGCATTATTCCCTAGTGGAACGCCTGACCAATACTTTAAAGAGCTAAAAGAAGTATTACTTACTAAATGTAAACTTAGAATAATTAAGGTAGGTGTTGAGTAATGGGAGCTAGCTTTATACCATTGTCTGGTAGTTGGAGATGGTATAATAATACTTATGGTAGTGGTTCATGGCAAGATCAAGAAACTAATATTAGTGGTATACAGAATGGTGATAAATTCGTAATAGCTTATTGTGCACATGATACAGGTGGTAAAGCAGCTAATAATCAGAGAGTCTATTTAGAGTTTTCAACTAGCGCTACATTTTCTGGTGGTGGAACTATTTTAGGTGCTCAAGGGACTACAGATCAACCATTTAGAATGGTAAATGATCCTAACCTTACTGATCAAGATATTATTACAACATACGAAACTGCTAGATTATCATGTACAAGCGAAGCAGGTACAGTACATGAAACGCTAGATGATGTTCCATATGAAGACTTTAGTGCTAGTTCTCATCATGAAATGTGGTTTACCTTTGAGGCGTATAATGTATCAGCATCAACAACATATTACTTTAGATTAAATATTGATAACGTAAGTCTTACAATGGATGCTGAGATCACTAGTTATGCTAATTTAACAACAGGAGCAGCAGCACCAACACCAGTAAATAAGAACTTATCATCTGTACATAATTTATTTAATGATATTAAACTATTAACAACACTTATCTATACATTTGTTTACACAATAGAAAGAATTCTTATTATAAGAAGTTATAAAATCAAGAATATAATAAATAGTAATTTAGTATCTAAATGGAAACTTAAGAAATACATAGATACCCTTCTTTCTTTCATTTATGATTTTATTACTATAGAAAGTGTGTATAAAATAATATCATTGATTTATAGCACTTATAATGATATAATAAAGACTATAGATATTAAATCATCTATAAACAATTTAGTAGTAAGACTATTATCATCAATATGGAATATTATAAAGTACTTAAATAAAATATTAACTTCTATTAGTTCAGTTTTAGTTACTTCACTAAATACTGTTAATATTAAATATTCTATACATAATGTAATAGAAAAGCTATTATTGTCAGTATACAAGATTAAAGAATATTCTAGTAAAACATTAGCTTCTATTGGTTCAAATATGGTTATCTCATTAAAGAGAATATATGCTTATTATTCATTAAATAAAATAATATCTAAATTAACATCACTGATCTATACTATTGTAGTTGGTATAGGTGGTACTGTATCCAAAACATTAAACAGTATTCATAGAATAGCAAACTCTGTTATGTCAAACTTTACAGAAAATGAAAATATATTATTCATAGTTGAATGGGTTAATAAATTATTAAATTCTATTCATAGCTTATTTACTTATATAAATAAACAAGTAAGTATGAAATGGAAAATTAAGGAATTTATATCTAAACAATTGAATGTATTGTATGATATATTATCACCAGCTATTATTAAGATCCTTGGTATAGGATACTCAGTAAAGAACACAGTATATAATTCTTTGATATCCGTTTATAGTACATTTATTAACACATTGAAGGTAACTTCATATAATTATATTCTTAAGAATTTATTATTTAGACAGGTTAATGTTATACACTCATTAAATGCTTTAGTATCCAAATACCTTACAACGCCAAGACTAGTCAATTACAACGATGATATAGTTGGATCAACTAATACTAATGTTGCTACAGGCAATACGTTCCAGAGGAAATGTTTCTATCACAACAATAGATACTGGTTATTTTACTATAATGGTACAGAAATAGTATATACTTCAAGTACTGATGGTAATAACTGGGAAAGTGAAACCTCTGTTGGATTAGTTGATATTGGTTATGGATTTGCATTCTCATGCTTTTTTGATGGTTCATACGTTCATTATGTAAGAAGTTATAATTATGATCTATTCTACCGTAGAGGTACACCTAATGCTAATGGTAGCATATCATGGAGTACAGAACAGACTGCTTATGATGGTGTTTCTGGTAATTTCTTTTTATATCCTTCGATTACTGTTAATTCTGATGGATATGCATGTATAGGAGCTTTAAAGATAGAATCACCAAATAACTATCCTTATGTAATCAAGAATGATAATAATGATGGAACATGGTTAACTAGCTCAGGATTTCCTCATAAGCTAAATAATAGCAGTAGTAACACATGGAGAGTCTTACCAGTAGCTCTTGCAGATAATAAAATGTATATAATATATGGTAGATATTCACCTAATGTTTTACAGGGAATACTCTATGATTCTGAGTGGGGAAATGAAGAAAGTAACTTTACAAGTGCAAACCAAGGTGCTGGTGAATGGAGTGCTGTTGCTAATGGAAACGATGTTTATTTAGTTTATTTAGCTACTGGTTCTACTATAAAATATAATAAGAGAATATATAATGATGGATGGAAGACAGAAATAACGTTAGTATCTGGTTCTCCATATGTTAATGTTAATGCATCACCAACGTTAACAAAGGGGTATAATAACTCATTATATTGCTTATGGGGTAACGATACTACAGAATACGTTTACTATAAAATGTACTTTAATAATAAATGGGATACAAGTATTACTACGTTGATAAACGAAACTACAGACACTATTACTGCTGGGTATTCACTTACTTCTTTCTATAGCGTATATGATAATAAAGTGGGATTACTATACCAGACTGGTCCTAGTGCAACATCAAATATAAAGTTCTTCAATTCAATAACTAATTATCTCTATAAACTTAGAAATATATCACAGAAAACAATCACATTATTAGTCAGTAAATTATTTAATAATATTTCAAGATCACTAAGTTCCATTTATTCATCTATAGCTAAATCGTTTAATCGCCTTTCAATAAAACACGGAATTAATGTTTACATAGATAAATCACTAGGATTCATTTATAAGATAAGAAATATGATACTTACAATACTATCATCAATATGGTCTAGTAGAAGTTATGTATCTAAGACAATAAAGATGCTTTATGATGTTATATCAACTGGAATTATATCATCTATATTAAACACAACCCATTCTTTAAGTATATTTGTCTCGTCTTCGTCTGTGATTATTCATAAAGTAAGAAATAGTGTAACAAAGACAATTAGTAATATCTACTCAGTGTTGGCTTCAATATCTAAGGATATATTACTCTTATTTTCTACAAATACAATAATAGCTAAGATTTCTAATATCGTATATAGTCTTAGAAACTATATATACAAAACTATAACATCTGAATATAACTTAATAGCTAAGATTTATAGAGTATTATCGTTTATCTATGAGATCATATCTATAGGAATGATTAGTTCAGTACTTACTATATCACACTCGCTTATAGGTAATGTGAATAAACTACTATCATCCTTATGGTCATCATTAAATAACGTGATAGTATCTATGAGTACTAGATGGAATATTAGGGGATTGGTATCAAAGTCATTATCAGCTGTGTATAAACTAATAAAAATAATACAGTTAAAACTTACTGTGATTTATACTGTTATAACAATAGGCTTTGTTGAAATATCATTAGTAATATCCCATTCTCTTAAGTCATTAATAGATAAACTGTCTACAATTAAATATGATTTATTAAATTATGTTAGTAAGCTAGCTTCGATACCTTATAATATCATCGCTATAATCAATAAGTTATTATCGTTTGTAAGTAAAACATTAAATAATATCAGTAACTCTCTAGGTTTCCACTTTGATGTAAGAAATATAGTTAATAGAATATTATCAACTAGCTTCTCTGTTATTACTTACATCTATTCTCTGTTAAGTTCCATATATTCTATAATCAGTATTATACTAAAAGCTGTATATGAGATAATACTAAATCCAACTGAAGTAGTAACTATATTAAGGAAGCGAGCACTTAATATTAATATGAAGTCTACTTCATTAATACTCAAACATAATATAAGAAAGATAGAATCAAAACTTAAGGAGTATAGAAAATATATTAAAGGAAAAATAGAGAGAGAATAAATGACAGATATAGAATTAAAGACTAACGAGAGTAAGTACATAGAATTCATAATTAAGGATAGTGATAATGAGAGATTTAATCTTACTGATATGGTAGCAACTATCCAGATACAGAAATATGGAGAGACTACACTAATTGTTAATACAGCTTGCACTATAACAGATGCTACTAATGGAGAACTTAAATATCTCTATGAAGGTAACCTAAGTGTAGGTGATTATAAAGGAGAAATAGAATTAACCACTGGCTCATTACGTTACATAACACCTTCATTTGATGTAGAAGTTATTGCTAGTTTGCCAGAGTAATATAAGGTACGGTTTATATATGGATAATATGTTAAGTATATCATAACAGGAGATAAGTATGAGTAAATTGAATAATTCTGATTATCAATCGCTTATATCAGAACTTATCCTAGAGAACGCTTACTTAAGGTCTAATAGGAATAAAGATACTCCTACTATAGGAGTGCTAGAAATAGAAACTCTATCAGATCTTACAGTAGTAGAAGAGCTTAAGGGTAAACTTAGAATAAGCGGAATATTACTAGCCGAGGGTATATGGAACGGTGTGCTTTATACTAAAGATGAGATCAAGAAGATGTACAATAGATTTAAAGATAAGCTTAGTAAATTAAAGATTATAGCAGAACATGAGAAACTACCAGAGTTCAAGAATAAGAAACTAGGAGGTCATATTGGAGTAGAATGGTCTGATACGCTAGGAGCTATATTGTACTCTGGAGAAATAACTGATCCTAAAGCTATTAACCTAGTTAAGAATGGACAATTTAAAGGTACAAGTATGAAACTTAAGATTAAGAGAGAAGCAGATGGTATGCTAATAAAAGGAGTAGACCTAGAACCTATGGATAACTCCTTAACTTCATCTCCAGCATGCCAGCCTGCTCTTATTGTATCTAAAGAAGAGATGAATAAAGAAGGTAATAGTATTATTCATAATTTTTATGGTATAGTAAAAGAGAGTAAATTAGATAATAAAGATATGGAGGTAAAAGAAGAAGAAATGAATAAGACAGAAGGGAATACTAATACTGATGTTACCGTTACTGAACCTAAGGTAGAAGATATTACTCCTACTGAAGGAAACAACACTGAAGTTACAAGTCCTATAGTAGAAGAAGAAAGTCCTATAGTAAGAAACTTAGAGAATATTACTGTAGATAAGCTAATAGAAGAGCTATCTGGTGTTATCAAGAGAAAGAGGATTATATATGAATATGATAATAACTCTAGTAACACATTTAATCTTGATGTAACTGAGGAGTTCTCATATCATCCTTATAATGATAAGTTCATTGTTGTTAAATCATTTAATACAGAAGATGAAGCTAGGGTATTTGTAGAGAATATTAAAGGTAAGAGGATATTCTTATCTGAAGAAGAGAACTTAGCTAAGTGGACTAGGAAATTTATTAATGACTTACCAGACTCTGCATTTGCTTATGTTGCTCCAGGTGGAAAGAAAGATGAAGAAGGTAAGACTGTTCCTAGGAACCTTAGATATTTACCATATAAAGACGCTAGTGGTAAAGTAGATCTTCCACATCTAAGGAATGCTTTAGCTAGAGTATCACATACAGATTTACCTAAATCAGTACAAGATAAGATAAAATCTAAACTAGAAGCTGTAGCTAAGAAACATCTAAAGACACATAAGATGAGGATAGCTGTTAATACTGTAGAGATGAAATGGGAAGAGACTGATGATTATATAAGATCAGGTCATGGTAATCCAGAGAACTTTGATAATGGATCATTTAGAACTATTGTAATAGATAAGTCTAAAGGTATTAAAGCTATAGTCGCTTGTCCTAAAGGACACTTTAGTGGTGGTCAATGTAACGTAGGTGTAAAGGTACAGAGTTTCTTATTCCCTAAGGATAAGTTTACTAAAGCACAAGCACAAGCGTGGTTTAAGACTAGATCTAATAAAGCTAAAATGAAGAAAGAAGGATTAGCTAAAGAGGGAGATGTAATAAACAGTAAGGAGGTAGAAGAATTGACTGAAGAACCTAAGAAAGAGGAAGTAAAGACAGAGACTCCTATAGTAGGAGAAGAAAAGAAAGAAGATACTAAAGTAGAACCATCTAAAGAAGAAGTACCTGAAACACCAGAGAAATCAGAAGTTGTTAAGGAAGAACCTAAAGTAGAAGATAAAGAACCAGAGACTAAAGTAGAACCTAAGAAAGAAGAAGTTAAAGAGGAACCTAAAGTAGAGACTCCTAAGGAAGAACCTACAGTACCAGAGAAGAAAGAAGAAGTAAAGGAAGTTCCTAAAGAAGAAATTAAAGAAGTACCTAAAGAAGAGCCTAAGGTAGAAGCACCTAAACCTCTAACTAAAGAGGAAATAGTATCTGAGATAGTTAAGAATAAGGACTTACTAGCTGATCTCATAATGAAAGGTAGAATTAAGTATGGAGACTATGATGACTAATGAAGAACGATGAGATATTAAAATACCTCATGGATCTATCAAGTAAGATAGATAAATTAAGTAATAGGATAGATAAACTAGAGAATAAGAACATTAAGCTATCTAGTAATGATAAGCCTATGTTCCATTCTCTAACTGCTGCTAAACAGAAGGAAGATACTAAAAAGAAAGAGAAGATAATACCTATACTAGACAATACAGTAGAATTAATGGTTAAGGAGTTCAAACTACATCCTCCTAAAGAAAAGGTGATATAAATGGGAGAGCTAGAGACATTAATGAAGATAATGGAGAAGTTACAAGAAGTGGAAGAACTAAAGAAGAGAGTAGAAAACTTAGAGAATAAAATAGAAGAATTATCTAATGATAGGATTAACAGTGCTGTAAGTAAATTAAGTACTAGTTCTGGTAATACAGAAGATAATCTAGCTACTGCTGCTGATTTAGCTATACTTCACTGGAAGAAGAATCCTCCAAGGGGATATTGATATGGGAAGAGAGATAATTAAATTAGCTTTAGGGACGACTGACGTTACTGCCATTACTCCAGATAATATATCAGACGCTATCTCTGATAGTGCTAGACATGAAGTGGTTATAGCTCAGTTATTTAATCCTATAAATGACTTTATTGATCAAGGAGTAAACAAGGTAGTTATTCCTAATTATAAGAACTATATTGCAGTATCCAGTAATATGGGAGAGAGTACAAGTATATCTCCATCTTCGTTCTCTTATGATGGTACTACCGTAACATTAACTAAACTAGGTATTAGAATAGAAATAACTAATGAAGCTAAGAAGTCTGCTGCTAGAGATTTACTTAGTGATGCTCTGTATATGGGAGCTAAGGAATACGCTATTGAGCTAGATAAGCAAGCTGAGACTGTATTACTTAATCTTAATGTAGGTAGTATATCTTCATGGGATGGAGGTACTCTAGGAACAGTTACTGCTGGTCAGTCTCCTATAGTAGAAATTCTTACAGTAGGAGCTGGAACTATAGATAGTGTAGATTACTACGATGGTAAAGTATTACTAGCTGCATCTATAGCTGCTGGTACAGTTACGTTCTCTTATAGTAACGATAGAAGGGTTAAGGATGCTACTGGTAAAGGTACTCTAACCATAACTGATATACTAGACCTTAAGAGTACTATGAATGAGAGTACAATATACCCAGATATGTTACTGATAAATGCTAGTGATATGACTAACTTTGCTAAGGATACAGCACAGACTAATCTATTCAGTTATCTATTAGCTAAGCCTGGAGTTACTGGTAATATAGGTAGGATACTAGATATGAACGTTGTTACTTCTGGAATATTACCTAAAGGAGCAGCTATACTGGTAGATTCTACTAAAACAGGATATGACGTTACAAGTAGACCTCTCAAAGGGTATGAAGATGATAGACCAGAGATAGATAGTGTATGGTATCATTTATGGGCTATGAAGGGATATGCAATGTACAGTACGTTAAGTGTAGGAATTATCACTAATCTAAAAGTAGGAACATATCAAGCAGCAGACCTATAATCTAATATCTTTAATACTTTTTCTATATTAGTTGTTATTATACTATCTATGGATAACTATACTTATATAGTAATGTTATATTAGATAGTATCATAAATTAAAGGAGGATAAAATTTGAAAGATATACAGGAATTAGGACTAGGCACTGCTGATGTAGCTGCAATTACTGGAAAAGCAATTGCTGATACTATCGAGGAAGTTGCTAGAGGAGAAGTTAAGATTGCTCAGTTATTTAAGGTTAATAAAGACCTAATGGCTGATGGTACACCTCAACAGATACAATTTCCTAAGAAAGGAACTGGTATTGCTGTAACTTGGGGAGCTACTCCAGGATCTACAGTATCTGCTAGTTCATTTGCTTATGATGCTGTTACTGTTACTACAGCTAAATCAGGATTCAGGCTAGAGTTTACTAATGAAGCTCTTAAACAAGCACTTAGAGATGTGATTAAGGATCATGTCTATGAAGGTGGTATTGTATGGGCTGAGACTATAGATGATGTAGCTTCTAGTATTATGCTAGGGCTTACTTCTCAGACTGCTACTATTACGACTGGTTCACTAGGAACCTTTAGTAATACACCTGTTTATAAGATAACTGCTGCTGGAACTGGTACTATTGTATCAGTACAGTATGATACTGGTGTTGTTACTATATCTGGTTCTCTTGCTGCTGATACTATTACTGCTCAATATGCTAATAATCCTAAAGGTACTACCCTATGGGTAGGTGCTACTAACCCAGGATCACTTAGAGCATTTGATATAGCTAGAGTTAAAGCTAAGATGGTAGCTCAACACAGAAACCCAGATGTTATGTTATTCAATGATGCTGATTATGCTAGCTTACTCTTTGATACACAGCTTAAGTTCATAGATGCATCTGCTTATGGTAGTCAAGAAGCTGTACTCAATGGTGAAATAGGTAAGGCTATGGGTCTTAAGGTTATTACTAGCACTAGAATACCTCAAGGTAATGCTATCCTAGTTGATACAAGGAGACTAGGTTATGATGTACATAGGAGAGATCTATCTGGTGTTAGAGAAGATAAACCTGAATATGACTCAGTATGGTATCACTTCTGGGCAGAAAGGAACTTTGGTGTAGCTGACTCACTAGCTGTAGGGTTAGTGTGTAATGCTCAGTCTGCTGATTACGTCTACAAGGCTGCATAATAAAGTCCTAATATTTTATATCTTTGTAGCCTATAGATTATTTCTATAGGCTAGTACATTTTTTATATTAATATTTATCTAAGTTTCCTTATTTTAGGATATTACTTTTATATTGGATTACTCTCATTATTATTTGCCTAGGAGAGAGTGTTCTGTCACTCGGGCTCTCGATGATTAGGTATTAACCGAGTGACTGTAAATGGAATATAGAAACCTAGAAGTTAAAGATATACAACCCTGCTGGTCTTGTAATTCTAAAGGACATAATTATGAAGTAATAGGTAGATATAAAATTACTAATATTCCATTTATTGAATATGAAGGTAATGCTATTAATTATTTTAAGTGGTTAAAGACACATAATAAGAATAGCTATGATGGAATAATCACATTACCTAATAAAGGTAAGATATACATTGAGTATAAGTTTAGACATTGTAATAGAGTCTATCATAGCTGGGTTATGAAGGACTGGTTACCTAGGAAAGCTGATATTATAGTTACTAATAATAAGAATGTAATATCTTATCAAGATAAGCGGTTATTAGAGTCTAATCATAAGAAGCTAATGACGTTATCTGAATTAATTGTCTATATTGGTAAGTTTGTTAGAAATATTCTTCACCCTAGCAAATATACTAATATGAACTATGAAAACATAGATGCTTTGAGTATGGGAACTAGTGGAAATAAAATATTCTATGATAGACTAACTGATTGGAAAGATAAATACAAACAGAGAAACTTAGAAACAGTAGATGATTACATAGACATGATACTAGAGATAATTCACCTTTTAGTATAGAATGGAAAACTATACTGATTTATCAGTTATCGTGTCTATAATCGCATATCGTTAAATTGATGTAGCAGACTCCTACTATAGGAAATTTATTAAGAAATAGTCTAAGTTTCCTATAGTAGGACTATGTTTATATTAATATAAGAGTTATTGCTTAGAATATCATAACAAGAGGATATTAATAATGAGTAATTATGTATTAAGCTCAGAAGTACGTCTTCTGGTAGGATTAACTCAATCAGACATTAGCAACGATGATCTAGATGATTTAATAGAACTAGCTACTCAATTTTGTATACGTGATCTTACTATTAGCGTTAGAGACGAATGTCCTACAGGAAGCATAAATGGAGTTAATAAGACATTCGAAGTAGCTCATTACCCCATAGCTGATATTTCTGGTAATAAAACTGTAGGAGCAGAGGATATAACAGTCTATACATGGGGAGATAAGGAGAATCCAGCTACTAAGTCATCTATATCAGTTAGTACAGTATACGATAGAGATGGTATTATAGTAGTAACCACGGCACCATCTGGAACATTTGAAGCGTTGAGTATTGATTATAGTTACACTCTAGAAGAGAATATTGACTGGGAGTTAGTAAAGATGGCTGTAGCATACTTAACTGGTTACATATTTGCTATTAAGAAATTCACTGTCGTTCCAGATAGTCTCAGTCGAGGTCCAATCAGATTTAGGTATTATACTAAACCCTATAATGAATATTTATCAAAATACTATGAATTAATGAATCAAGTAAAGTCTAAGAGACATATAAAGAAAAGTACAGTTGATATGACGTTAGATAGGAAGAGATTGAGTTAATATGTCATCATTTAGAAACACAGATTGGATAGTTAATAAATTAATAGAGGATCAAGGGCAGGATATTATTATCTATAATAACAGCATATCAGTAGATGGTAATGGTAATGTAATATCAGAGACTTTCAGTAATACTATAGAGACCAAAGCATGGGTAATGGTATTTGGAGGACTGCTAGAGAGTTATGATCTTCTAGGAGGTTATCATACAGAAGGGGATTATTCTGTATGTGTTAGTAATACAGTAGCAGTTAATCCTAATGATATCATTATTCTTAAGGATGGTACTAGGTTAGAGGTTAGAGAGATTATATCTCATTATGAATTTAATGATGTACAATATAGAGAACTAATATCTAGAAGAGAAGGGGAGAGAGAAACTTAATGATTAAAATAACAATTAAAGGAATACAAGATGCTAAGAATTACTTAGGTGATGTTAGTCGTAGTATAGGATATTATGCTACTACTGGTACTAAAAACGCTGGTGATTTCTTAGTTAATAGGATTAGAGCTAGAGCAAGTAGTGAATATGCTGATAGTCTAGAAGTAGTTACTGATTATGCTATGATGAGAACATTAATAGCTCCTTCACCAGAATCAATAAAAGATAAAGAAACTAAAGCTAAGTCTACTTATTCATGGAGGTTCTGGAAATGCCCTTACTGGAAATGGGTAGCTAAAAAGAAACTTAGTGGTATTTCATTTGAACCTATGTTAGAAGTTATAGTAAGCGAATCTCTTAAAGAGATAAAGGAGATAATAGTAAGAACAATTAAAGAAGGTATAATGTAATATGACATTCTCAATTAATAACCTTAAAGAGGAAATACGTGATACTTTAAGAGTTTATCTCTATCCTCAGAATACAGTAAGCGATACAGAAGTAGCGTTATCTGATACCATATCTGTCTACAAGGTAGCACAATCATTTAAATCATATTCAAAGTTTTATTCAACTGTTAATCCTTTTAAATATACCATTCCTGTAGATGTAAAACTTAGGAAATATGGTACACCAGACGGTAATGTATTCATTAGTATACAATCATCCTCTAGTGGAGAACCATCTGGTACTACTATAGGACATTGTACAATAGCAGTAGGAGATGTATCATCTAGTAGCTTTAGTGTTAATAGTGGTTCTATAGTAATTACAAGCATGATAGGTTCTAATACAGAATATTTCTTATGTATAGAACCTCAGTCTAACGCTTCTACAGTAAATTACTATAGTACACAGAAATATAACACAGATAAGTATATGATTGGTAGTCTAAGCGTTTATAACGGATCATCTTGGAGTACTACTACAGGGGATATATATTTTGATATAGATAATCCAAACTGGATATATACAGGATTTCCCAGATCAGATATTAGTAAGTATTCATTTCCACGTCTTGCAATAGACGCTATATCTAGAAGAGTAGACCAGAGATGGATCAATATAGAATTAGCTGAATACACTATAGACTTTACTTTAGTCGCCTACAGTTATTACCCAGATGAACTAGATGATATATTATCCTATGCTGATAGAGCATTATTCAAGGAAAGAGCTAACTTCACTAATATCAAACGACTGGATAGTGGAGAGATGACACCTGTAGAAGTTCTAAGAGATAATCTATTTTCCAGAGCTATGAGATACAACTTAGTTGTTAAAATGACGAATGAATAATAGGGTTTGTATAAGAAACTTTAATAAATATATAACTACTTATTTGAATAACAAAGCTAATGTGATGTATATGATAGAAGATAAGAATCTATTTGAAGAAGTACTCTATACTCAAGTAAGAGTTAAGGTAGCTAATACTGGTGGTAGTGGAACTGTTATATATTCAGAGAAGAATAATAAAGGAGTATATTCTACTTATATCCTTAGCTGTTTTCACGTTATCAATGATGCTCTTCAAGTTAAAGAGGATTATGACCCTAGATATGGTATCGATAGAAAGAAAGAAATGAGACAGTTAGTAACTGTAGAATTCTTTGATTATTTAAACGTGCCTCATGGACATAGACCAGTAAGTTCATCAGTAGATGCTGATATAGAATGTTATGATAAGGACCACGATATGGCTTTATTAAAACTAAGAACTAAGAGCAAAGTTACTAATGTAGCAAAGTTATATCCTAGAGATAAAATAAGCAATATACAACTAATGGATAGAGTAATAGCTGTAGGAGCAGCATTACTACATGATCCTATTATAACAAGTGGAAGAATAACCCATATGGGAGATCAGATAGATTATAAAGACTATTGGCTTTCAAACTCAGCTATCATTTATGGAAACTCTGGCGGTGCAATATTTACTGAGATAGAAGGTAATTATTATTTTATTGGAATACCATCAAGGATAGACGTAGCTGGATGGGGAGTACCAATATGTTATGATAAAGATACTGAAGTCTTAACAGAAGACGGATGGAAATACTTTAAAGATTTAAACAATGAAAAATTAATTACTTTAAATAAAGATGGAAAGATAGAATATCATTACCCTTCTAAGAAAGTTATAGTTCCATATAAGGGAGAGATGTATCATTTTAAAGGTAGAAAAATAGACCTTAATGTTACACCTAATCATTATTTATATGTTAGCAAATCAAATAAAAAAGGTATAATACAGGAGCCTAAATTTATAAAAGCAATGGATTTAACCCCATCTAATAATATATACATGTATTCTAGCGGAGAATGGAATTGTGATAATCCAAAAGAGATAATCATTCCAATGCATAAAAGCTCTATAGGTCAAATAAATCCAGAAAAGAAAATAAACGTAAAGGAATGGCTTAAGTTTTTAGGATATTATATTGCAGAGGGAAACTTGGAAAGATGGGCAGTTAATATCACACAAGCGACAGATTCTGTTTACTACAATGATATAGTAAATATAATTCAGAAGATAGGATACACTCCTCACTGTTATGGTAATCATATCAAAATATTTAATACAGGATTAGTTAGATATTTAGAACAATATGGTAATTCAGCATCAACAAAACATCTTACATCTAAGGAGCTTAATCTTCATCCTGACTCGATAGGTATATTATTAGAGAATATGATAAATGGAGATGGTAACTGGAGAAATAATTATGTAACTTATTTCACCTCTTCTAAATTATTAGCAGATGATGTACAGGAACTATGCCTTAAAATGGGAATAGTAGGAAGAATATATAAAGAAAAAGGTAGACCTTTTATAATTAGAGATAAACATTACATTTCGAGAGATGGATACAGAATAGTTATTGGAAAACAAACAAGATATGTTATAAACCCCAAACGTAATCTTATAAAAGAAAATTACAAAGGAAATGTATTTTGTGCTATAGTTCCTAACCACACACTATATGTTAGAAGAAATGGTAAACCAATATGGTGTGGAAATACACATATGGGTTACTTCTCTCCTATAAACAGAGTATATGAATTCCTAGACGAACAGAAGTTTGCATTCGTATACGATAATTCACTTACAGAAGAGCAATGTGAGGAAGAAAGAAAGAAACTTAAAGAAGAAATGGAACGGTACTTTAGATTTGCACCATCTACATCAAAGAAAGAAAAGAAGAAATAATATACACTAGAAAGTAAATGACTTAGTAATTATTCTCTTTTCTATTACCTTTTTAGTTCTCTTGTCTATCATAGCATTACATGATAATTATTTAACATAATTATACATTCCAATGTATGTTACATTTAAATAATAGATATTAATTATCGTTATGATGGTGATAACAATACCAGCAGGGAAGTTGAATAAACCTAAAA